GTCGCTTTCGCGGCTCCGAGATTCCAAGCTCCGACGGAAAAACCACCCTCTTTTTGCGTCACGGATCGAAAGCGTTTTAGAATGTCTGCCGTGGCGTCATCGTGATCGACCGCAAAGATGTGTTCCACGCGCTCTGGGTGCGTTGCGCGTGACAACCATAGCGTCATACATTGCACGGCCTCCACGGGCCGTCCTCGCGTTGCGTGGACGAGTGAGATTTTTGGCTTGCTTGATCCTGCTAGCGTCTCGCGTTCGATCTCTTCGGCGTCTTCGTTGCGTCCGAGAAGGCGGAGCGTCCAAGCGTAGAGTTGATCGCCCTTCCATCCATACCACTCTTTTCGGTGCGTCCATTGCGGGAATTTAGGCGTCGGCACTTCGAGCATTTCTTCCACCACTTTCAACGCATCTTGATATTTTTTATCGTCAAGCAGAATGCTGGCCTCAAGTCCGTAGGCTTCGCGGCGTTTCGGCTCAAGTGCCTTGGCCTTGCGTGCTAGGTTGAGCGATGTCTCTCCGCTCGTAATGTTGGCGCAGTTTAAAAGAATCTCGTAGCGGTTGACGCCGTCGAGATCGGTCAAGGCTAGTGCCTCTGAGCCGTATTTCGCGGCGAGTTCCTTGTTGCCTGCAATGAAATTCTCGTAGTGCAAATAAAATTTGAAGTGAGAAGTCATGCGGTCTTGGTGCATCAAGATTCTGCGATTCCGTTCGCTGCTGTTGCGATGACCTATCGGCGGTTGGTGTATGATTTCAAGATCGCGCCGCATATATACCTGCACGTCCTTCGTAGGCTGCGCGTTCTCATGCACCGGACGATGCCACCAAGCCGTCTGGTAACGAAAGAAACGCTCCCTCGGTGCGCGTTTGCCTTGTTCTGGAATTACATAATCGGTAAGAATCCAATCCTGCTCTGGCGGGCATTCTTCAAGCGCGGCCAATGTTGGCGCGACCATGTGCGGCTCAATGATATCGTCACAATCGGCCCACATGACCCATCCGTCTTTCCCTGCCAGTTCGTAAGCCTTGGCGAATGCTTTGTTCCTAGCCTCGCCGAAGTTGTCGAGATGCTCCCAGTCTGCGACTAGCGGCGAGTTGAGATATTCGTCAACGTGGCAGCCTAGCTCTTTTGCAATTTCGAGAGTGCGATCCGGCTTGAGTGCTCCGATTGCGCGGACGACAACAATCTCGTCACATATCTGTTTGAGTGATTGCACGCATCGCTCGATGCGCGGTTCTTCGTTGCCGCAGATAAGCCCTGCGACCAGCTTCTTTTTTTGGTTCATGTTTACTCTTGAAGTATATGTCAACAAAAACAAAAAAGCCACCCCTTTCGAGGTGGCTTTTCCGATGCTTACTTGCGGGGAATCCTAAACGTATCCAGTCGTGATGCGGATGATACTGGAACCGTCGATGACTTTCTCAGCCGAGTTCTGACGAACGCGGAGAACGTCTGCGCGGCGGGCCTCGTCACGATAGGTTTCGGAAACGAAAGGCACGGGACTATCAGCAGCCCATACGATCGTGCGACCGAATCCACCACCGGAGAACTCTCCACCAACCGTGTTGGCGAGGGCCATATAGGTGTTGCTCCAGATGAATCCACCGGCATAGGTCTGACCCTTAGCGGCGGTGTTCTTTGGTGCGCGGCCTACGAGAACGCGGTCAACTCCGACAGCGGCGGCAACTTCGCCTTCGCTCAGGAGACGGCTTTGATCGGAAGGAACAATGCCGAAGAACTGATTCTGCACTTTAGCGGAGCGGCGGATGCGCTCAAACAAAGGCATTGACATGATCAAGGTGTTGGCAAGAACGCCATACTTGGCGAGTTCGAGCTTTGCTGCGGCGACATCTCCTGGAACGTCAAAGGATGTGATATTCGCGTCGGTGTATGCTGCCGATGCGCTGATCGCTGTCAGGCCGTTGGCGGCGAATGCTGCGGAAGCAACGCGAGCCTCGTGGCTGACTTGAATTTGGCGGAGCAACATCGCGGCGATGTTCACTTCGGTGTCGAAGAATCTATCGAGATCGCGGCGGTTAGAGTCAGGAAGAACTTCCTCGAGACCGTATTCGATAGCGTCGAACGAGTCGCTCGTGAACCGGCGGCTTGTGCGGGGATATCCAGCACCAGCGGCGATCTTGAGAACGTCGTCGTTGAGGGCTTCGGAGTCGCCGAGATTCAACTTCAGATATGCGCCGGAGCGAACGTCTGAGGAGAACACGGGCATTACTTCTGTGCCGATGAACAAATTGTTTTTGTTGGAAAGACCTTCAAAAACGGCCTGCGCAATATCAGCGCGGATGGTTGTGTATGAGAGTGCCATAGTAGTGTTAAATTATTGGTTGAACTTAGGAACGTATTCGACGACGTCGCCAGCAACGCCGCTGTTGATCGCAACTCCAAGAGTAACGGTCGAAGCGTTGGCGTATGTGCCGAGGATCAGACCGCTGGTCACCGCAAAAACGGTGTTACCGGCTGTCACAATCGCGGACACGATGCCGAACTGGGATGGGAAGAAAAGTTTGACAGCGCCTTGAGCGCCAGCGGCGACGTCATTCTGGACGACTCCGATAGCATTAGCGCCGGTTGATGCTGCTTGCGCAGCGTTTGCGCCCGATATGTTGACGAGCGTGTTCGCGGTGATCGCGGATGCGAAGCTAAAGCTCCGAATACCGTTGTCGTTTTGTGTTGCCATAAATTAGTTGGATTAAAAGTTGAGTTGGTTATTGTCGCGGGCTTCAATGTAGGCTTCGCGGTGGTTGCGCATTGCGAAACGGATAGCTTCGGTGCGGCTGCCGAGTTCCTCGGTCTTCTGGGTGATGATCGCTTTCAAGTCGAATTTCTCTTCGGCTTTTTCTTCTGCGACTACCGAAGCCTTAACTGGGGCGGCGCCGAAGTTGGAGATGATCGTGTCGAGCTTGGCTTCGAGCTTGGAAATTGCACTGAGTTCAGCGGCCATCTCTTCCTTCATAGGCTCGGCTGCCATCTCTTCGGGTGGCATTTCCATTTTGCTCTTGTAGTCGCCGAAGGCTGTTTCGAGAGCTGCGAGACGAGAAACGATGTCGGCGATGCTGACCTCGTCCTCCTTTGGTTCGATTTCGATTGTTGCGTCTTCCATTTGTTTGGAAAATTTGTCAACTTGCTTTGCTGTGAATGAGAACAAGCCGGTCGCATTTGCGGCTGGTGTTTGCACTAGGTCTGCGCTGTAAAGCTCGGTGCAACTTGCGAAGGCGAGTCCCTCCACTTCGCGGATCGGCCCCGTAAAAGCGATGCTGATGCCGAAGGTGTCCGGCAACTTGCTTGAAATCTCCATCACGTAATCGCGCATTGGCGATGTTTCGAGAAGGTTGAGATCGCCCAAGAGTTGTTTACCGACGATGCGAAAATTGTTCACGAATCCGACGATGTCTTTGATGCCTGCACCGTGATCCAGATTGACCTTGACGCCGCCCTTGTATGACTCCGCGCACTCTTTGACTTGCATCAAAGTTGTCTCGTCAACGTAGAGACCGTGACCCTTTGCTTCGCCGATTGAAATGATTGATACGCCTTCGATGACATCCATGCGAAGGCGCGGATGTCAAAAGTTAATCCGAGTATTGATTGACGATTTCATCAAGAATTTGCTGCTCAAGTGCCGACTGCACAACGGCCATGATTTGCGCCTCGTCATCTGGAGCGCACCCCACAATCTCGAATGACGTGGATATTCTTTGCCGCACCCTCGATGAGCACAAATGCGTTCGAGTTCCTGTTGCTTCCACCATCGCAAAGCAATCAATGCCGACTCCGCTGAGATTTACTCCTGTCCGACATCCTTTGACTTTAAATGACGATGAAACTTCTATGCTCGGAGCATGGCAAGTGATTCGGATTTTGTTCCCGCGAACGCTAACGATAGTGTCTTTGCGTAATCTCTCCCCGCCACCGCCTCCAGGGAGATCAGTCGGTGAGATTGGAGGCGCGATTTGCGCCACCAATAGCCCTTGCACGCCGATTGAAAGCGGTGTCGGGCTTGCCAGCAAGCCTTGCGTTGCAATGAGCAAGGATGCGATCATGCTTTAAATCCGAGTAACAACCGTATTCGTAGTTCCGTCACCGGTGATCGCTTGCGTAATTGCCCCGGCTGATCGCTGAGTTGGTGTGACGGTCAAAGCATTGGCAATGTCGAGCCCGTGGATTGCGTGAACCTCGGTGATCTCCGTGAGTTCTGGCGCGAGTTCGGTTCGGGTGGCACTTGCATTTGCTGCTGCGGTTGGTGGCGTTGTGTATGACGCGCTGGCAAGTCTACTAGAAGTTGCAACATCAATGCGCCCAAGCTCAACCCCAAGCTCCGATCTTACGGCTATTGCCGTCCCTGCGGTTGTGGCAGTTGAAAGATCATTCACAAGAATCTCAGCCGATCCATTCCACGCAATCGAGCCGCTGGCAATAGGAGTTGTGGAATTATAGAAAGCGACTTGATATGTCCCTGCTGTAATCGCTGGCATATTGCCAGTATAAAAACGAGTTGTTCCAATCTCCGCGCAAGTTATCGCCGACCCAACCGTGATTCCAGAGTTAAAGAGTTGAGCCGTTACCGTGAGACCTGTTGCCGGTTGTGCTGTATTTAATTCGTTTGCCATATATTTAGGAGTTCAATATTGCGATTGCTTCTTGCGTTGTTTCTGTGAATCCGAATGGGGCATTCGTCCAATCGCTTCGCGGCGACTGATCTGCCGCGTATGCGGCGATCATCCCATCCGTCCAACCCTTAACTGCCGTCAGTTTTGGCGAGGATTTGCCTGCTGAAATTAGTTGCCCGCTCAAATCAAGAAGCGTCACAAGTCCGGTTGAATTGTATCCTTCCTTGTTCAACCATTCTTCTGCTGTCCACGAAGGCGGTGGGGGGATGACCCATTGACCATTATCCCAAATTGCATTTGGCGCTGGCTTCGGTGGTGCTGGAATCCATTCTTGCAATTTTGGGTTGTTTGATTCTTCCCAAGTGTCGATCAAAGATTGTGCCAAATCACGAAGATCGGAAGTATATATTCGATTGTAATAATTAGGCATAGATTCTTGTATGGTTGGCGACGGTTGCGCCGTTGTTGTTGGTGATGGTGAGACCGCCTTTTTGGTCGATGAGGTCGCGGACGAGGGGGGCGTAGAATACGAGCGACTGCGGGCGGACCTTGTCGCAGGTCATGCCTTTGGCGAGTGAGGCGATTTCGGCGGCGGTGAGGGCGGCGTTCCAGATGCCGACTTCGGCGAGTCGGCCATCGAGAAAAAGTCCATTGACGCTATTAAATGGTCTAGTTGCAATGTTTATTTGGTTGATATTTTCGGTATTTACATTAGTTGTATTATTTGCATTGTTTCCGCCATTTAAATAAACAGT